AATGGTCAAGGTATACGTTTAGATCATTGGTCATTGGTCATATATATATATATGACCATGATGACCAATGTTCTATGTTACCGATTTGTGACCTGTTTTTATTAGGGGATTTTATTAGTAAAAAATTTAAGTAAAAAAAAGGAGTTACTATGCAGAACAAAAAAAGATTAGTAGAACTACTGGTTAGGTTGAAGTCGGCTAACAATTTTTATAGTCGCGCAAGCGATACCGAAAGGGGTAGAATTTTAGATGCTCTCGAAAGAACTTTCGATGAGTTGGAAACTTTCGGGTATCACAGATCCTTTGGTGTTTTATGGACTTTATACGGAGACGAGTTTACAAAGTTTGAATTTAAAAGAAGTATGGAGGAATACATCGCTACATTATAATGTTCGCATTATGATGTTGTGATAAAATCAACCTATGATAATGGTCGAAGAAGCAAATGTTTATTTTTTAAAGCCTGTCGATGCTCTCGAACCCGACTACGATCCCAAACAAGATTACACAGAAGAAGAATTGGAGTTATACCCGGATCTTATATTCGATAATGCTTTAGTTGTGGGTAGTAAGTACGTCATGAACGAAGTAGCTGTTTATATGAAGCCGGATGATGTTATTTCTACTGTTGGTGTAGCTCCGGACAGGTGCGTAATAATTACGGATTTAACCCGTAACAGGTGTTTGGAGATTATAAAAAAGGGTAAGGGTATTTACGATCAGAAGTTGAAGGAAGCAATGAAGGCTTAATATGGCTCTTAATGTTAAGAAATTAAAGAAAATAAGAAAGTTTGGAAGATTACGTTTTACCAACGATCCCCGTTACAAGGAAAAAACCATGTTTGTTATTTATGAGAAGGCTAACGAGGAGAGAAGGAAACTGTTTGATAAAGAGATGGACGATTATATCCAAGCTGTTGAGTCCGGAAAGATAAAAGCCGGAGAGTCTTTGTTGAAGATCCCGTTTGTTGAGGACAAGAATCCGGAAACGAAACAAGAATAATACTGGAACGCCCCTCATAAGTAGGACGGATTGGTTTTAGATCTTCGCTTCCGGATTCTTTTTGGTGTAGAATCTGACTATGGCAAAGGAAAAGAAATTAGATCTTTCTAAATATCCTAAGAAAAACAATTTACCAAAAGAACCGCAGGAACACAAAAGAGTAGGTAGACCGACAAAGTACAAACCGGAGTTTGCACAGATGTTGATAGATTTTTTTAGTATTGACCCAACTTATGAAGAAGAGGTCACTTATACGAACAAAAAAGGGGAAACTTGGTCTAAAACAGAGAAGAAACCCAACTTTTTACCCACGTTCGAACGTTTTGCACACTCTATTGGAGTAAATGACGATACGGTAGTTACTTGGGCGAAGGCTAAAAGGTCTAAAGGAAGCGCTAAATATCCAGAGTTTTCCGCCGCATATACGCGTGCGAAGCAGTTACAAAAGGATATTCTCGTACAAAATGCCCTTGCGGGAAGATACAATCCGGCTTACGCCATATTTTTATCTAAGAACATTACCGACATGAGGGATAAAGTAGAAGTGCCGGTTGATGACAAAGGTAATCCAGTCCCATTCGTCTCCGGATTTAATTTTGTAAGACCTACAGATAATAAAGACGATGGAAAGACCGACAATAACTCCGACAATTAAACCTTCTGTTAAACAATACAAGGCGTATCAAATGCTTTGGAATGATTTCGTCTCCTTTGTTCTATACGGAGGAGCCGCCGGAGGGGGTAAGTCTTGGCTTGGTTGCGAATGGCTTCTAACTAACTGCTATAACTATCCGGGATCAAGGTGGTTTATTGGACGTGATGAGTTGAAGCGGTTAATGACAACCTCTTATATTACTTGGCAGAAGGTTTGTAGATGGCACAAGATCCCAGATTCAGATTGGAAGTTAAACGGTCAATATAACTATATTGAGTTTGTATCCGGAGCCGCTAAAGGATCCCGAATAGATCTTTTGGATTTATCCTATAAGCCTTCAGATCCTTTGTACGAACGTTTGGGATCCTTAGAGTTTACCGGAGGATGGATAGAAGAAGCGGAAGAGGTAGAGTTTTTGTGTTTTGATATTTTAAAAACCAGAGTTGGTAGGTTTATGAACACCGAGTTTGGACTGTTTCCGGCTAAAATGCTTCTTACTTGTAATCCTACAGACGGTTGGTTGTATCGAATATTTTACAAACCCTTCAAAGAAAATACACTCCCGCAGGATCATGCCTTTATTAAGGCTTTGTATAGCGATAATCCGCACACTAAAGAAGAATACGGAAAACAACTGGACAAGATTTCAGATCCTCTTGCGAGGGCAAGGCTTAGAGATGGGTTATGGGAATACGCCGGAGGAACTCTTTCGATTATTAACCTTGATGCAATTATTGATATTTTCACCAACCCTATTGCAACCGGCGATATGCAGGGAAGAATGACCGCAGACATAGCGCGTTTTGGAGGGGACAAAATGGTTGCCGGGTGTTGGAGAGGTCTTGATCTTTACCGGATTGTGGAAAAAGAAAAGCAAGGATTAAACAAAACTTGTGAGGATTTACGAAGCCTTTCAGTTAAGAATCAGATCCCGTACTCTTCCATAGTTGTAGACGAAGATGGTGTTGGTGGGGGTGTTGTGGATCATATGGAAGGGATTCACGGCTTCATGGGTGGGAGATCCCCGATTCTAAAACCGGATGAAGATGTTGATAATATCGAAAAAAGATATCAGAACTTGCCCTCTACTTATTTGAAAAGACAGAATTACAAGAATCTTAGGTCACAATGTTATTTTCTAGCCGGAGAGTTGATAAACAACAGGCAAATGTCTATAAGCGCCGAAGACTTAACAGAGGTACAGAAACAAACTATTATCGAGGAGTTGCAACAGGTAAAGCGCGAGGATACTTCGGCTTCCGCCCCACTTCAGATAGTGCCAAAAGAGAGGATGAAGGAAGCTCTTGGTCATTCCCCGGACTTTGCAGATATGATTATGATGCGAATGTATTTCGAACTTTTGAAAGAATCTCCTCCGGAGGGCGTGTATAATGAACCGGACGAAGAGGTTTTGCGAGAACTTGGTATTGAAAACAAATTCGGTGGTACTGAAGGTTATGGTATAGAGAGTTTTGGATTGAAAGCAAATTAAAAAAGGTTATACTTAATTTATGGATGAACAAACAACCACAGTAGAAATAACAGATGCGGATGTTTTAGTCTTACAGCAAGAAGAAAAAAGTGCGTTAGAGTACAGAGAAAGAAAACACGATGACTGGACGGAGAATTACACTTTATACAGAGATAAAGTTATTACGAATCGCTTAACACAAAGACAGACTGTAAATGTTCCTCTAATGAAATATGTTTTAAATACGCTTCTAAAAGAGATGATGGATGCTCCGCAACTCTATTTTAGTAATCTTAGTAACGATCAGCAAAAAGAAATCTACTATAACGAATATTGGAAAGAAACCTTCAAAATAAACAAACTGGTCATCAAAGACCATATAGATAAAAAACAAAATGCTTTGTTTGGTAGGGCTTTTAAAAAACTTAACATAGAAAACGGCAAGGTAAAGATTAGTCTTGTAGATCCTCAATGTATGTTGGTTCACAGATACGTCGATCCTTCCGATATTGATTCCTCTCCGGCGTTAATTGAAACCGATATCTTTGTGACTTTGGACGATATCTTGGAAAATGAAGAATACTTGGAAGAAGGTAAAAATCAAGTAAAGATGTATTTCTCCGAGGAAGCCGGAAGATTAGAGTCCGAAGAGAATTTTGACAAGGCTTCGGAGAAGACGGATAGATTAAAGAGTATTGGAGATGAAACCGTAGAAGATCCTTTGCTTGGAGAAACCTATGTGGAACTTCACGAAGCATACAGGTTTGAATGGAACGATAAAAAGGATCAAAGGGTCATAATGAGATACGTTCTTGCTGTAACGAAATCAGGAACCTTCAAACTTCATAAAGCACTTCTATCAGATGTTATAGGTAAAACTTCAGATAATTTTTGGGATACTCACTTTCCTTACACTTCTTGGGCTTCAGATCCTGAAGCTACAGATTTTTGGAGCGATGGTGTTGCAGATATTATTAGAGCCATTAACAAAATTCTCAATGTTTGGTTTAGTCAGTTGGTAGAAAACAGAACTTTGCAGAACTTTGGAATGAAATACTACGATTCTACAGATAAGAAGTTTGTACCACAGACATTCGCTCCGCAACCGTTTGCACATCTTCCAGTACCCGGAGATCCGAATAAGATCATCAAAGACGTTATTACAGGTAATTTATCCGGAACACTAGAAGAAATGACGTTCTTGATAACCCTTGCGGAAAAGGCTACCGCCGCAACTTCCGCTAATTCCGGGGCTATTGAGCCGAAGAAAGTAACTTTAGGGGAAGTGGAATATGCTTTAGCGAACGCACAAAAAAGAATAATGATTCAACAGGTGTTTTATACAGAGGATTGGAAAGATCTTGGTACTAAATATTCCAAATTCCTTGAAGCCGCCGGGGATCAGTTAGACGATTTAACAGTTTATAAAAAAGGAAGAATGGGAAAGAAGACATATAAAAAACTTATCAAACTTGGAGATTGGAGCGACGACGAAGGCTACGCTTGTGAGGTCAAGACCATTTCGGATCAACAGGATCAGGACATAGAAGAGCTTCAGAAATTGGAGATTTTAAAGAATGAGATGCCCGATAATGTTCCTTTGGTTTCTATTCGAAGGCGTAAGATGATGGAGTTCTCCGGTCTATCTCCGGATGATATTAGTCAGGTGGAGGAGTTCGAAAGACAAAGGACTGCAACTCCGCTTGCGCCCGTTGAAGAAGTACCTTCTGAAGTTGCGGTAAATGCCGGCAATACCGGAGCCGGAAACGCTACTCCGGGAATCCCGGAAGTTCCGGACATTGCCCCTAAAGTTTGATAGAATAAAAAAACATGATGAATCCTTACGACAAGGTATTAGAACAAAAAGGTTTAAAGTACGAAGAACTAACTCCGGAAGAGAAGGAACTTTATCAGAGAGCTTCTAAAGGTGTTAAGGCTGTAACAGTCGAAGATTTAAAGGATCACTTGGAGGAAATGCTTTACACAATGACTATGGAACTTTGCGATACTCCGGATACCCCTGATCTACAAGATAAAAATAATAAACTAAAAGCTAGAGTAAAGAATTACCTTTTGTTGAGGGCTTTTATCGAGGTTCCGGATAAAGTGGCTAGAGCTATTCAGAGGGAAATAGAGGAAACGCAACAATGAGAAATTTCTTGTCAGAAATTGGAAGATACGGATTTAGAATTGCTTTGAACAATTTACTACTTTCGTGGGTAATGAATTTTATAGGAGCGAAAAGTTTTCGTGTAGGATACAAAAAAAATGCCATACACAATTAAAAAATCTAAAAGTAAAAAGGACGATAGACCGTATAAAATTGTTAATACCCAAACGGGTAAAGTTGTAGGTTCTTCCAAAACTAAAAAGAAAGCAGTAGGTAGTATGATGCACAGGGAGGACGCTATGATGAAGAAAGAAGGTTCTATGAAAAAAGAAATGAGTAAAAAGACAGTAAAGAAAACCGTAAAAACTTCTGTTAAGAAAGGCGCGAAAAAGAAGTAAACTTGACAAAGTAAGCTTCTTTGACCATAATTTTTAATATGTCAGAAAAAACATTAAATCCCGCAACATTAAATGATTCCGCTAGAGATTACCTAGAAGAGATATTAGCTAAAGATCTTAACTCCCTAACTGTTTACGATATTGGTTTTTTGAAAGCTAGAGTAGCTTATCTTACCGCCGATCAAAGAGAATTCTTTTCAGATGCCCTAAAAGGCAAAATCAAAGGTATTGATTTTGTAGAAGAGGACGAAGAAGAAGTTGCTCCTAAAAAAGTTAGAGAAGTTAAAGTGGATGAGGACGGAAAAAAAATTATAGATCCTAATGATTACGATCAAAAAACCTTGATCCAAATGTGTAAGGATGCAGATCTAAAATTCGATCCCAAAATGAATAAACAGCAATTAGCTGATTTATTGAATGAAAGATAGTTTAAAAAGCAAATAAGAATTGCTACTAACCCCGAAATTATCGGGACTGTTTAAGGCAAAACATGACGACAAAACCTATTACAAACCAAAGAACAAAAAAAGAAATACGCGAGGAAGTCGCTAAAATCGACAAGGAAGTTCCAGAAACAAAAAAATTCGTAGAAATAATGACTGCCGAAGAGCAGAAAAAAGAGATTGAGGAAAATCCCGAAGTAACGGAAGAAGAAACCGAAACCCCAGAAAACGAAGAAGAAATAGAGATTCCGGAAGAAGAAACTCCGGAGACTGAAGAAGAGTCGGAAGAGGAAGAGCCGGAAACTCCGGAGACACCACAAGCCCCACAACCTAAAAAAGAATTACCTCCTATTGAAGACCGCTATCGCGAAGCCGGACAGGAAGCGATGATTCTTAATTCCAAAAATAAAAAGTTTTTAGAAACTGTAGAGGAAGCGGAGAACATTCCGGATCCTACCATCGACGAACTAAAAGAGTATGCAAAACAAATGGGATCAGAATACGACGATCTTGACGTTTTTGCACAGAATGTTCTAAAAGAGAATCTCCTAAATAAGAAAAGGTTTGGGAAGATTAGCGGACTCGTAGCCGAGGAAAAACAAGTAGCGAAGTGGGTAGGTAAAGTCGAAAGTTTCTTAACAGACGAAACAACAATCCAAAAGTACCCTGCTTTATCAGGACTTACGGATGAATTTATAAAATACGCTACTAAGAAAAATCATATAAATGCGGATCTTGACTTGTTAGTTGCCGGATTTATGTGGAAGCAACCAAACAAGCCCGTTAAAAGATCTGTTCTTTTACCAAGAAGTAGGGGCGGAGCCGGAGCGCCAATCGTTCCTGTATCAACCGATCTTACCGAAGATGATGCGATGGTGTACAGAAAAAAGGGCGATTTCAAAAAATATAAACAGCTAATAAGACAGAAGAAAATAAAGACCACAATCTAAATTCCATCCCTCTTGACATTTATCCGGAAAGAACTCAAAATGTAAATGTAGAGTTTAAAAACGCTAACCCCAATCATAATCGGGACTGCTTACTCCATGTAATAATTTCGTTTCTACGAAAGGAAAACCGATTATGAACACTTATCCTACAAAGCTAGTCGAAGCCTTCGCCTTACAGGCACTTGAAGTCTTCTATATGATGTCCGTATCCGAAGGGATTACGAACAACGATTACGAAGGTTTGATTGAAAACAAATCTTCTAAAGTAAATATTTTAACCTTTGGTGCTATTTCAACGCACAATTACACAGGCGCCGATATGTCGGCGGATGATCTAACAGAGAGCAATGCTCAACTTGTTACTGATCAGGCTAAATATGTGTACTTTACTGTTAAGACTTGGGACAAGTTCCGATCTTACATTAAAGATCCCGAAAATCCTGTTGCTAAACAGGTTGCTTCCGAAATTAAGAAAGTTATCGACGTCTATGTACTTGGTTTCTATGGGGATGCCGCGTCAGGAAACTGGCTTGGTACTTCATACACAACCGGTACTGTTACAGTTGATGTAACAACTGGTTTAGTTACCGGATCCGGTACAACCTTCGCTTCTTCAATGGTTGGAAAACCATTTAAAGCTTTGGGACATACTGATTGGTATAGAATCAAGACCTTTACTAACACGACCTCTATGGTTATTGAAGATGATAGCGATGACCTAACAAGTGCATATACCGGAGGTGCTATCGCCGGAGGTGCTACATACGAGATTCAAGGTAATACTGCAAAACAAGTTACCAAGTCCACAATCTTTGCAGAGTTTATCGAAATGCAGACTGTTCTAACAAACCAAGAAGTTCCAGAGGAAGATAGATGGGCGGTTGTTCCTGCTAAGTTAGCCGCTTTGATTCGTCAAGCTCCGGAATATGTAGGTGAAGCTGCAAGTGAAGGCGGACGAGAAGCTGTAATGAATGGCGCTCTTCCTAAGAGATTCGCAGGATTTACAGTTTACGAAGTCTCCGATGCTCGTATAAGTGGAGATTCCACTAATGGGTATCACGTTATGGCAGGACACAAATCCGCTATAACCTTCGCAATGGGCTTGACCGAAAATGGAGTAGAAGATGCTATCGGTAACTTCGGAAAGAGAGTTAAACAACTCTATGTGTACGGAGCTAAAGTAGCAGACGAGAGACGCAAGGCATTGGTACACGCTCTTTGGAAGCTCTAAAGTAAGCTAGATTTTTAACCCGGATCCCTTCGGGGATCCGGGAAGCCGAAGGAATAAAAAAATTATGGGTGCATTTAAACTAAAAACACAATTACCTAGAACAACGCAAGATGAAATTGATAGAATCCAAGCTATTGCTACTGGATTAAGAAACACCACAGAAACAAATTTCCTTACAGCTTTGCGCGACTACCTCTATAATGAGGTTATATTAGAAGATAGTGCGGACAGAATCGTTATTGCCGCTGGAATAACCGTACCTACGGGAGATTCGGGCTTCAAAAAGGGTGCTGTCTTTATTAAGAAAGATGCTTCGGATGATGGTAGATACTACAATTCCGGAAATGAAATTGTTTCTGTTTGGGGAGCAACTGGTAGTCCGTCTCCAAGTGCATCATCGTCACCAAGCGCTTCCGCGTCGGTCTCGGTATCTCCAAGCGACTCTCCTTCAGCTTCAGCATCGCTGTCGCCATCAGCTTCAGAAAGTCGCTCTTCTTCAGCCTCGCCATCACCAAGTGCTTCAGAGAGTCGATCTTCTTCGGCTTCAGCATCGCCTTCCGCTTCGGTGTCACCAAGCGTTTCTCCTTCAGTATCGAAATCACCATCGCCAAGTGCTTCTGTATCACCAAGCGCCTCGAATTCGCCATCACCAAGTCCTTCAGCTTCGAACAGTCCGTCTCCTTCATTATCGGTAAGTCCTTCCGCTTCGGTGTCACCAAGTGCTTCCGGAAGTCCGTCAGCTTCGGCATCGTTATCACCAAGCCCTTCAGCTTCGGTAAGTCTTTCGGTGTCGCCAAGTTCTTCGGAAAGCGCTTCCGCATCTCCAAGCGCATCGGTGTCACCTTCAGCTTCAGTATCTCCGAGCGGATCAGAATCACCTTCACCTTCACCAAGCGCTTCGTTATCGCCGAGCGCTTCTGCTTCATCTTCAGTTAGCGTCAGCGCGTCACCTTCGGTATCGCCAAGCGCTTCTGCTTCTCCAAGTGTATAATAGGTCATTCGTTTGACTAAAAAGGTGTATTTAATGTTCAGATAGTGCTATTATCATTCCATGATAAAAAATAAAGTTTCTGTCGTAATACCCTCCCGAAACGAACAATTTCTCTCAAACACAATCAAAGATCTTTTAAAAAATGCTAGAGGTGATATAGAAATTATCGCTGTACTCGATGGTTATTGGGAAAAACCGGATAAAATAGTCGAGGACAATCGTGTTATTTATTTACACAAAGGGGAGTCCGAAGGCATGAGAGCCGGGATAAATTCCGCAGTAGCCGTTTCTACCGGAGAATTCATTATTAAAGTAGACGGGCATTGTATGTTTGGAGAAGGTTTCGATGAGATTTTAAAAAAAGATTGCGCGGAAGATTGGGTCGTTGTTCCTACTAGAAAAAGACTTGATGCGGAGAACTGGTGTATTCAAGATGTTGGAAAACCGGATATAGACTATATGTTTTTATCCTTTCCTAATGATCCGGCGGACTTTGGCGGAGCCGGTCTAAACGGTAAAGTTTGGGAAGAAAAAAACAGGGATCCGGAATTAAAGAACAAGAAGATTGATGATTTAATGTCCTCGCAAGGTTCAATGTGGTTTATGCGTAGAAGTTATTTTGATTTCTTGGAACTAATGGACGAAGAAAACTACGGTACTTTTTGGAATGAATTTCAAGAGATTGGTTTAAAAGCGTGGTTATCAGGCGGAAGAGTTGTTGTTAATAAAAACACTTGGTACGCACATCTTCATAAAGGTAAGAAATACGGAAGAGGATACTTCTTAGCGGAAAAGGAACTGATAAAAGGTAGGAATTATACTAACAAATGGATAAACGAAAAGGTTTGGCACAAACAGAAATATAACTTAGCTTGGCTAGTAGAAAAATTTTATCCGGTTCCAACATGGTCGGAAGATAGGAGTTTATGGGTAGGCAATTACAAAATAGATTAGAGCTTGCGCAGTATTTTGCAGAATTGGGTTTTAAAAAGGGCGTTGAAGTTGGTGTAGCAGAAGGAATATACTCTTTAGTTTTATGCCAAAATATTCCCGGATTGGAACTTCATTGCGTAGATCCGTGGGATACTTATAAAGATAATCAACGCGGTGGCGGTAAGGAAAAGCAATATCATAATTTCGAATTAGCAAAAGAAAAGTTGACTCCATATAATGTTACATTCCATAGGAAAATGAGTATAGACGCTGTTCGAGATTTTGAGGATGGTTCTTTAGATTTTGTTTATATAGATGGGAATCACAACTTTGATTATGTAATAGAGGATCTTGTAGCTTGGGGAAGGAAAGTAAAAATGGGTGGAATTATATCCGGACACGATTACTATCACTTCACAGAGTCCGGAGTTGTGGAAGCCGTGGACGCCTATCTAAAGGGTAATAACATAAGAGATTGGGTTCTAACCCATGAAAGAGAAGGTAGTTTTTATTTCTTCAAGCAGAAGAATCATTCAATAAAGGTAAAGGGATGGAGACAATAGAACTTATTAAAAACATATTCAAGTTGGATCTTGGGGGAAAATCCCCCACAGAGATAGACGATGTTGGAAGGTTAGATCTTGCCGCCTTATTTAGAATTTCCGGATTTAAAGTCGGGGCGGAGATTGGCGTAGAGCAAGGAGAATACTCTAAAGCTCTTTGCAAATTGAATCCCAACTTACATTTATTCTGCGTTGACGCTTGGACTGCTCATAAGGAATATAAAGACCATATTACTCAACAAAAGTTTGATGATTTTCTTTCTATAGCTAAAAAGAAACTCAAAGGGTTTAATGTCACTTTTATCAAGAAGTTTAGTATGGATGTAGTTAAAGACTTTGAGGACGGTTCTTTAGATTTTGTTTATATAGACGCAAATCATGGATATAAATACGTTTTGCAGGATATAACCGAATGGAGTAAAAAGGTCAGAAAGGGCGGTATTGTAAGTGGACATGACTATATAAAAAGAACCTCTCCTAGAACGCATCAAGTAGTACGGGCAGTTGACGAATATGTAAAAGATAACAATATAAAAACTTGGTTTTTGTTCGGAAGCAAAAATAAACAGGAAGGTAAAGTTCGGGACGCCGCTAGATCTTGGGCGTGGGTAAAAGAGTAACATGGAAGAAACGGTACTATGGTCTGTTATGGTAATAATTATTTATTTCTTTTATAAGATTTTAAAATGAAATACGATTTAAGCATTTTAATACCGGCAAGGAATGAAGAATTTTTAGCAAGAACTGTACAAAATATTCTACAGAATATTAGAGGTAATACCGAAGTTATTGTTTCTTTAGATGGTTATTGGGGCGCAGTACCCGTGAATCCTAGAGTTACAGTTATTCATTTTCCGGAGAGTATTGGGCAAAGAGCCGGAACTAATCAGTTGGCAAGACTTTCTAAAGCTAAGTATGTTATGAAGGTGGACGCCCATTGTTGTTTCGACGAAGGTTTCGACGTTAAGTTGATGTCCGAAATGCGCGATGATTATACGATGATTCCTCTTATGAAGCATCTTCATGTTTTCGATTGGAAGTGTAAAAAGTGTGGGAGCCAATGGGATCAAGGAAGAACACCACAACAATGTATGATTCGTGTAGGAAGAGATGGCAAGGGAGCCGAGCCTAATCCTGCTTGTGACAACAAGACAGATTTTGAACGCGTGTTTTTTTGGGAAGCTAGAAAGTCTCCGGTTAATATAACTTATCGTTTTGATAGGGAACTTATTTTTCAATATTGGAAAGAAATATCTTTAAGACCGGAACTACAAGTAAATGACAAACTGGTGGAAACAATGTCTATTCAAGGATCCTGCTTCATGTTAACTCGTGAAAAATATTGGGAACTTGATATTTGTGACGAAGGACATGGAAGTTGGGGACAACAAGGAACAGAAGTCGCGTGTAAAACTTGGTTGTCTGGTGGTAAACTGATAGTGAATAAGGATACTTGGTACGCTCATTTATTTAGAACGCAAGGTGGGGATTTTGGCTTTCCCTACCCTAATCCGGGTATACCAAAAGCTAGACAATATTCGCAGGGATTGTGGTTTAGCGATTTTGAAACATTGAAGAGAAGATGGAAACCGGCTATACACGATCTAAAGTGGTTGATAAATAAGTTTGCGCCTGTACCTGATTGGCAAGATTGGGAGGAGGTGCAAAAATAAAAAGGTAAAATGAAAAAAGAAATCATCTACTATACTTGTAACACTCATAGGGAAGATATAGAAATGGCTTGTAGAAGGCAGTTATTAAAATCCGGTTTGCCTATACTTTCAGTATCCCGTGAAAAAGAAATAGATTTTGGCGATACGCGTATTATCTTACAAGGAGCTAGAAGTCCTGAAATGATGCACAGACAGATTCTTGCGGGATTAGAAGCAAGCGACGCGGATTATGTTTTTTTATGCGAAAGCGATGTTTTATACCATCCCTCTCATTTTGAGTTTACTTCTCCGCAGGATACAGCTTATTACTACAACATAAATGTATGGAAATATTGGTTTGAAGACGGTCTTTGTGTTTGGGTCGATGATATGAAACAAGTATCCGGAATATGCGCTAATAAGAACCTGTTGTTACAACATTATAGAAAAAGAGTTGAAAGAATAGATAGAGAAGGAAAGTTTTCTATTGCTTGGGGTTACGAACCCGGATCGAGAAAACCTCCTTTAGGGTTTGATGAATTTCCTAGATTCGAATATAAATCGACTGTTCCTAATGTTTGTATAAGGCACGGAGAAACTTTAACTAAAAGTAAAAGATCTCCGGAAGAATTCCGCAATCCTAAATATGCCGAAGGATTCAAGACCGCCAGAGAAATTCCCGGATGGGGAAATATTAAGAGTATATTTGATAGGGAGGCAATTGATGGTTCAACGACAATCTAGGAATAATAACACAAATGTTTTTAATGTTTCTCATTGGAGAAAATTCGAAAATTTCCTAAGAAAGGTGGATTAATAATATGCCTACACTAGTTGCTAGTTATGATGGCGATGGTGCAAGTAATACAACGTGGGCTTTAGCGGGTGGTTACAACACTATCGCTGTTCAATCCTTCAAACCATCGGCATCAGGAAAACTCACATCGGCTAAGTTCTATTTGAAAAATGCCACAGCCGTTACAGGAACTTGCTATTTTGTCTTATATGCACATTCTGGAACGTACGGGACAAGTAGTGTTCCTACAGGTAGCGTTCTAGCAACATCCGCCGGTCTTGATGTCTCGACACTAAACTCTACCTTTGCACTAAAAGAGCTGACTTTCTCCGGTGCTAATCAGTACGATTTAGTTGCCAATACCGCTTATTGTATAGGTGTAACTTTTACAGGGGGTGATGGAGACCATTATATACAGGTAGGGATTGATACCACCAATCC